GCGTGGCGTACACAGCCGCGAATAATCCCGTTTTCTTGGCGCGTGAACTACGATGATAAATCAACGATGTGGAGTAGCGATGGGTGGTAAAGGTTCAGGCCGAAGGCCGAAGCCGATTGAGCAGAAACGCAGAATAGGCAATCCGGGCAAGCGTGCGTTGCCACGCGATAGCGCGGAAGTAATCGTGTTGCCGTTTAGGGAAGTGCCAGAACCGCATAGGCCGATTGCGACTGCGTTCGGACGCAGAATGTGGGATGCTGTCTGGAACGCTGGCGCGGCTTGGCTCAAACCGCATATGGATGCGGAGATAGTTCTGATGGCGTGTGAGGCGATAGATGAGCGCGTTCAGTTGAGGAATCAGGTTATGCTGAACCCCGGCTCGTGGCGCGAGAGAAGAGGGTTGCGTGAACTTGATAGGCAGATTGCTTCGTTGCTCGGACAGATTGGATTCTCTCCTACTGACCGGGCGAATCTAGGATTGGGCGAGAGTAAGAACAGTGACCTCCACGAAATCCGCGCCAGAATCCAAGCAAAGAGGAATCAAGCCTAAGAGCGCTTGGGAACCTGCGTTCTACACTCAGCGCCGCTACAAGCAGACTGATGGCGATGAGATAATCAAGTTCGCGGAGAATCACTTCCGCGTATTGAAGGGATTCCGCGCTGGTAATCCTCTTGAGTTCACAGCGTGGCAGAAGTGGCTTCTTCGCGGCCTGTTTGAGCGTAATGATGCTGGGCGGTTGAGGTATCGCCGCGCACTTATTGGCTTGCCGCGTAAGCAAGGGAAGTCGCTGATGGGTTCAGCGATAGCGGTCTACTCAATGATTGCTGGCGAGCCGGGCGCTGAGGTGTACGCAGTAGCAGGCGACAGACAGCAGGCGCGAATCATCTTCAATGAAGCGCGTCAGCAGGTTCAGAACTCTGAGATGTTGTCTCAGGTGACGAAGGTGTATCGGGATGCTTTGGAGATGCCAGCGTTCGGTTCCGTGTTCCGCGTGTTGTCGTCTGAGTTCAAGTCTCAGGCAGGTCTCAACCCTTCAACGGTTCTGTTTGACGAGTTGTGGAATCAGGGCGACAGCGAACTGTTTGACCAGATGACGCTCGGTTCTGGCGCTCGCCTTGAGCCGTTGGTGTTGAGCATCACGACAGCAGGCTTTAACCTAGATTCGCTGGCCGGGCGGTTGTATCACTACGGGAAGCAGTGCGCGTCTGGTGAGGTTGATGATGAGTCGTTCGGGTTCTGGTGGTGGGAGGCCGCCGCCGACTGCGACATCAACGACCGCAAGCAGTGGCATCGCGCCAACCCGAACATCGCTGAAGGCTTGCTTGACCCTGAAGATATGGCGACCGCCACGAAGCAAACAACTGAATCCGCGTTCCGGCGCTGGCGCTTGAATCAGTGGGTACGAACACAGGAGTCGTGGCTACCTGTCGGCGCTTGGGAGCGTTGCGTTAGCGACCTAGACCTAGACCTTGAACTACCTGTCTGGGTAGGGATTGATATGGCGTTGAAGCACGACAGCATTGCGGTCGTAATCGCGCAACCGCAAGATGACCGCGTAGTGGTGCGTTCTAAGATTTGGCAACCGAAGGATGAGGGAGTAGATGTCTCAGAGGTTGAGGCCTATCTGCGGCAGGTTCATCAGATGTACAAGGTCACCGAGTTCGCGTTTGACCCGGCCTACTTTCAGCGTTCAGCGGAGGCTCTCGTTGATGATGGCCTACCGATGGTGGAGTTCCCTCAGTCAGGTCAGCGAATGGTGCCAGCCTGCGGCCAGACCTATGAACTGATAGTTCAGGGGAAGGTTGCTCACGATGGCTCACCGACTTTCACCGACCAAGTGTTGTCGGCGGCACAGCGTATGACTGATTCGGGTTGGCGCTTGAGTAAAGGCAAGAGCCGCCGCAAGATTGACGCTTGTATCGCGATGGTGATGGCGGTAGACCGGGCGACCCGTAGGCAGAAAGTCGTTGATGGCCCTAGTGTGGTGAATGTATGGGATTGAAACGGCTACTGACCCGGCGCACATTCACCACGCTTCTTGAGTTGATAGGCGCTTGTTTGGTCGTGATTGGTGTATCATCTGTGTCGGTCGCGGCTGGATTAGTCGTGGCTGGCATCGCCTTGGTCGGGATTGGATACTTACTTGAATGAGCCTTTTCAAGAGAACTGAACAGCGCGCACTACCGACGAACATTGACCCGTACCAGATTACGGCTCGGCCTCTCTACAACAACTATTCAGGCGAGATAGTCAATGAGAACACAGCGTTCGCACAGTCGGCTTTGATGGCGGCGGTGACGCTTCTCGCTGACGCTATCGCGGTGATGCCGCTTGAACTGACTCGTGAACGCGCAGGCCGTATTGAGCAACTACCGACACCATCAGTTCTCATCAAGCCGAACGAACACCAGACGATGTTTGACTTCATTCATCAGACGGTCTTGATGCTGGCGCTACACGGTTCCGCGTACATCTACGCGCCACGCCGACCCGGCGAACTACCGCCAGAAATGAAGAACATTCACCCGAATCAAATCAAAGGATTCATTGATGTTGATGACGGTTCGCTCTATTGGGAGATTGGGCGACAGAAGTATTCGCCTGCCGAGATACGCGCAATCCATTGGGTTCTGTTCCCCGGCAAGACTCGCGGCCTCTCACCGCTTGAGGTTCAACGCAACACAATCGGTATGGGCATCGCGATGGACAGATTCCTCTCGCAGTTCTACGGCGAAGGCGCAACGCCATCATCAGTTCTTGAAACTGAACAACAACTAACGCCACAAGCGGCAGACCTTCTTCGCCAGACTTGGGAAGATTCGCATAACAAGCGCCGCAGACCTGCTGTTCTTTCAGGCGGCTTGAAGTGGCGTAGCGTCACCGTCAGCGCGTCGGATATGCAGATGATTGAGCATCGCGAGAGCATCATCCGCGATATCGCTCGCGCCTACCGTATTCCGTTGAATCTGATTCTCGGTTCAGGTGGCGATTCGCAGACTTATCAGAATGTTGAGCAGGCTGGTATCAACTTCGTTCGCTACACGCTTCTCCCTTGGATGCGCCGTATTGAGGATGCGATTAGCGAAATGCTTCCCTTGACGCAGAAGGTTCGTTTCAACGCGGATGAGTTTATGCGCGCAGATTTGATGACTCGCGTGAACGCACAAAGAGTTCAGATTCTTTCAGGTACTCTGTCACCGAACGAGGCGCGACAAGAAGAGAACCGTGAACCGTATGAAGGCGGAGATGCGTTCGTGAATCCGAGTACACTGCCCCCAGCAGGAACAGACGCAGTACCACCTGAAAGGTAAATAACTATGAGGTCATTACAGTTCACAGTCACAGACGAGCGCTCAATCATCGTTGCGGCGGATGACATCAACCGAACCGTCTACATCAATGTCACAGGCAACACTGCTATCGCTGTCGGTGGAAGCAATGTCACCTATGCGAACGGCCTCATCTTTGAGAAGCACGATACACCGCACGAAGTTTTCGTTCCACTCAAGGAACTGCTGTATGCGGTGTGCGATACGGGCGCTTCGGCTGATGTTCGTGTTCTGTTGCCTAATGGTGACTGAGGATGCCGTACACGATTACCGATACCGCAGATGGCTGTTCTGGATGGGCGGTCGTAAAGGAAGGAAGCAACACGCCGATACCCGGCGGATGCCACAAGAACCGCACGGATGCCCTTGCGCATATGGTCGCGGTAGAAGCCGCTTATCAAGATACGGAGGCCGCTTCCGCGATTGCTGAGCGCGATGGTGAGGATTACCTGAACCCTCGCCAGAAAATGCTCTACGGCTTATTGGAAGCAATCTCAGAAACATTCGGTCAGTTCTCGCAAGACAACAGCCCGAACGGTTGCGGATACAAAGCCGAATCGCCATACAAGGCGGAAGGCGTGATGTGCGCCAATTGCGTGTTCTATGAAGAAGGAATGTGTGAGATTGTCGCTGGAGAAATAGCGGCCGAAGGCTTGTGCCGCTTCTGGCTGATTCCGTCTTCTTCTGAAACGGAGACGGTTCCCGTAGTAGTCGTTGAGGCGGAAGAAGAAGACGGTGATGAAGCAGAAGTTGATGAAGAGATGGAATACGAATCGCGACAGATAAATCTGGTCGCGCCGGGCTTTATGCGAGCATCGGCTAGGCGCGGCCTCGCGTTACACGAAGAAGGTGAAAGCGGTGTCGGGCTGAAGCCGCAGACCGTTGAAGATGCGCGGAAGATGGCTAGTGGTGAAGCACTTTCGGAACAGAAGTGGCGTAAGATTGGTCCTTGGATTGCTCGGCACATCGTTGATTTAGATGCCGTTCAAGGAGATGAGATTACGCCGGGGCTGGTGGCGATGTTGTTGTGGGGAGGCGGTGGCAGTAAGGCTTCGGCTCGCCGCGCTCAGGAGTACGCCGAACGGCTAGTCGCGAGGCTTGACGAGCAAACCGATGAATGAATCGTCTATGATGAACAACGAAATGGCGACCGACACCTTGGCAACGAACGGATGGGTCACGAAGACCGTTGATGAGCGTCGTTCACTCGCGTTCACTAACTACGAAATTCGCGCTGAAGGCGACAACAATATGCTTGTCGGTTACGCGGCCGTGTTTGATTCACCGAGCGAACCGTTGCCGTGGACAGAGTTCGTTCGGCGCGGCGCTTTCGCTAAGACGCTGAATGATGGCGCTGATGTTCGCCTCTTGATTGACCACGAAGGAGTGCCGTTGGCGCGCACGAAGTCAGGCACTATGGCACTTGAAGAAGATGAGCGTGGCCTCAAGGTTGAAGCAGAACTTGACCCGGCGAACCCTGATGCGATGCGCGTGTTATCGGCGATGCGCCGAGGCGATATGACTCAGATGAGTTTCGCGTTCAGAACAATAAAGGATTCTTGGTCTAATGACCGTTCCGTGAGGGAACTCAAAGAGGTTCAACTTTACGATGTTTCAATCGTTACCTTCCCGGCCTATGAGGAGACTGTGGCCGAGTTGCGAAGCCGTAATCAAACGGCTATGGTAGATGTCGCTAATAGTTTGTTGATTCGTAAGAATCAGTTGGCGATAGCGAAATACAAGCAGTCGGAGCGAAGCCGATAACTCACTTCAAGCCACCACTGTCCAAAGCAACTACTCACCGGGAGAAACCCAAATGAAGTATTCGGACACACTCAAAGAAAAGCGTTCGGCTCTGCTCGCAGACGCTGATGGCTTCGTCGCCGCCGCACAAGCGGAGAAGCGCGACCTCACCTCTGATGAGGACAAGGCAATCGCCGCGAAGTTGGATGAAGTGCGCGACCTTGATGAGCAAATCAAGCGCCACGAAGAGTTGGAAGAGCGTCAGGCCAAAGCGGCTGAGGTTCGCGCCAACACGAAGATTGAATCGGCTGTGACCTCGGTGAAGTCCGAGCCTCGCACCTACGCACCCGAAGCACAGCACTCGTTCGTGCGTGACGCTTACGCCGCGCAGTTCAGCAATGACTTCTCGGCTCAAGAGCGTCTCGCCCGGCACATGGCCGAAGAGCGCGTAGAGCGCCGCGATGTCACCAGCGCGAACTTCGCTGGCCTCATCGTGCCGCAGTTCCTCACCGAACTCGCCGCACCGTTCGCTCGCGCTGGTCGCCCATTCCTTGATGTCGCCCGTAAGCACGCTCTGCCTGCTTCGGGTCTGACGCTCAGCATCAGCAAAGTCACCACCGGGTCGGCAACTGCCGTTCAGACCGAAGGTGCGGCTGTCCAAGAAACGAACATGGACGACACCAAGTTGGATGTCTCGGTCGTGACCGTCGCTGGTCAGCAGAATGTCTCGCGTCAGGCTCTTGAGCGTGGCACAGGCATTGACTCGCTCGTGATGGCAGACCTCGTCTCCGCCTACCACACGAACCTTGACTCGCTGTTCGTCACCACAAGCGCAACCTCGCTCACGAATGTCATCACGCAAGTCGTGACCTACACCGACGCCAGCCCGAGTGTCGCGGAACTGTACCCGAAGTTGCTTGATGCCGTTCAGCGCATCCAGACCAACTTCTTCGGTGGTCCGAACTTCATCTTGATGCACCCGCGTCGTCTCGCGTTTATTCTCGCCGCAGTGGACACCACGAACCGCCCACTCGCGGTTCCGACTCCGCACGGTCCGATGAACGCAGTCGCGACTGGCTCTTCGTCAGTCGTCTACGGCAACAGCGGCTACACCATCGCAGGCCTCCCGGTCATCACCGACGCGAATGTCTTGACGACCAATGGCGCTGGAAGCAACGAGGATGTCATCATCATCGGCAACACGCAGGAAGCCCACCTCTGGGAACAGGGCGATGGCGCACCGATGATGCTTCGCTTTGAACAGCCGAAGGCCGCTGAACTTGATGTCACGATGATTGTGTACGGCTACTCAGCCTTCACCGCGAACCGCTACCCGAATGCGTTCGCTCTCATCGGTGGCACGGGTCTCATCTCCCCGACCTTCTGATTGACTTCCCTGAATAGCGGCGGCGGCCTCACCTGATTGTGGTGGGGTCGCCGCGCTGGGATAGTCTCTCTTGGTCGGAGGTCTTTATGGACAAGAAAGCATCGTTGATTCAAAGCCTGTTGGCTGAACGCGCCGGGTATGTTTCGCGTGGCCTTCACGCACGAGTCGCGGCTGTTGATGAAGTGCTGGCTTCTTTGGGTCAGCGTGAACTTGCTTCCGTTGAACCTGAAGTTGAAGTAGCAACCGTTACGAAAGGCAAGCGGCGCAAGAAGACTGAGAGCCGCTGATGAGCATCAACAACGGTTACTGTACGCTGAGCGAACTCAAGGCCGCGTTGCGTATCACGGATAACACCGATAACACGCTTCTTGAGAACTGTATTGAGGCCGCGTCTCGCCGTATTGACGGCTATTGCGGTAGGTACTTCTATCGTCAAACGGCGACTGTGAAGATGTTCGCGCACGATGACCTCTCGGTGTTTCTGCGTGATGACCTCGTTTCAATCACGACGCTCAGCACCGACGATGACGGTGACGGAACCTTTGAAACTGTCTGGACAGCGAACACGGATTATGCGCTTGAACCGTATGACGCGAACCTTCTCGGCATCCCCTACTTCCGTATCACGGCCGTAGGCGGTAAGACCTTCCCGATGTTCACCGTTCCGCCTCTCCCCGGCGTTCAGGTGACAGGTAGTTGGGGTTATCCGTCTACGCCTGAGGATGTGCGTGAGGCTTGCGTTCTGCTGGCTATGCGCGGTTTCGCACGGTACAACTCTGCGCTCGGCGTTGTCGGGTTCGGTGATATGGCGCTTCAGGTGCGAGCCGTAGACCCTGATGTGCGCGACTTCTTGAATCAGTACCGCAAGATGGGTATCGCCTGATGGCGGCTACTGCTTCAGAGGTCTTGACCGGGTTGAAGAACAGGCTCGCGACTATCAGCGGCCTGAGAACCTTCAACTATCAGCCTGCGAATATCGTTCCGCCGTTGGCGTATCCTGTGATTACGCAGGTGAACTATCACCGTGCGATGGGTGGCGGCCTCGTCGTCTACGACTGCGTCGTGTATGTGATTGTCGGTAGGTGGACGGATGACCGCGCGAACGCCGACATTGATGACTATCTCGCGTTCTCAGGTACGAAGTCAATCCGCGCCGCCATTGAGGGAGACGAGACGCTCGGCGGCAAGGCTCAGAGTCTTACGGTGGCTTCTTCTACGGATATCACGGCACTTCAGCAGGCTGATGCGGAATATCTACAAATCGCGACACAAGTGACTGTGAACGGCTAGTATGTCGGATATGAAACAGTTCAAAGTAGTTTCTTCACGCCTCGCGAATCACCCGGCAGGTTCAACTGTGAGCGAAAGTGACCTCGCTGGTGCTAATGTGGATGCGTTACTTGAAGGCGGCCACATCGCTGAAATCGGTAGCAAAGTAATCAAGAACAGTAACGACAAACAACCGAAGGTTGAGGAATAACTATGGCCATCATCGCATTCAAAGATGTTCAAGTCGGAATCAACGGCGTCAATCTTTCAGACCGCGCGAACGCCGTCACGCTCACTTACGAAATTGAAGCGCAAGACGCAACCGTGATGGGCGGCAACCGTGCCTCAGTCGGTGGTATTCAGAACAACACGTTGGAAGTGACGTTGTATCAGGACTTCGCCGCAACGGAAGTTGAAGCAACCATTTACCCATTGGTCGGCACAACTACCACCGTGACTGTTCAACCAACAAACACCGCGACTAGTGCCAGCAATCCGTTGTACACGCTTACTGGCGCTTACCTGGCCTCGCACACGCCGATTGCGGCGAGCGATGTCGGTGCGACTTCGCCAGTCACTTTGACCTTTACGGGTGGAACCCTCGTCAAGACGACCGCCTGATAATCTCTCACAACAACTAGGAGGCACGAAGTGAAGATTCAGTTGAAAGTCAAATTCATCAACGGACAGAGCGCCGATGTTGATGCGATGTTCCCAGACTTCATCGCCTTTGAGAAAGAGCGCCGCCGTAGCGTCATCCGACTTGAAGGCGATATGCAACTCACTGACCTCGCGTGGCTGGCGTGGCATAGTGAGAAACGCCGCAACGCGACGAGTCTGAAGTTTGACCCTGAGTGGGTATCAACTGTTGAATCCGTTGAGGTTCGTGATGACCCAAAAGTGGAGACAGCAAGTTAGGCCAGAACACCGCGCATTGGCAGATTGCCGCGCTCGCGTGTGAAACAGGTATCGCGCCTCAGCATCTTCTTGATGCCGGGGATGAGATGATTCTGACGATGTACGAGTACCTCGCGTGGCGAGCAGAAAAGCAACGACGCAGGTAACTGTAAGATAGGCGAGTATGGCGTTCCAATCCTCAACGAAGTTTCAATGGGATGTCAAGGTTGATGTCGTAGGCTTGAAGGACTTGCTAGCGGATTTGCGTAAGTACGATAAGGATTTGTACAAGGAAGTCGCGACGAGCCTGAAGGATGCCGCACAACCACTCGCGACGAAGGTTGGTGCGGCCTTCCCTGCGAAGCCACCGCTTGAGTATTGGCATACGACGAAGAGCAGGAAGGGTAAGGCGCGTATGCCCGGTTATCAAGGTGACTTGGCTCGTCGTAGCGTCAAGCCGATTGTCTATTCAGGTAACAAGTTCGTCGGCAGGAATGTCGGCATCCTGCGCCTTCAGCAGATGAATGCTGGCGGTCAGGTGTTTGACGGTGCTGGTACTGCTATGGCGAACCCGGCTGGAGATAGGTTCATCAAGAATCTTGATAAGCGTTCGCGAGTGAAATCGTCAGGTGATGGGTTCCGTTCTCGTGTGATGTTCCCTGTGACGAAGAAGAATCTGCCGATGATTGAGGATGCGGTCGCGAAGGCGATTGGCGCGCAGAATGAACGCATCCGCGCAAGGCTCGTTCAGGGAAGGTTGGGTCGCTGATATGGCGTTAGGCGTAAACATTGTCTCTTCCTTTGATTCTCAAGGGATTCAGAAAGCAATCAAGGAATTCTCCAAACTTGAAACGACAGGCGAACGCGCACAGTTCGCGATAAGTAAAGCCGCGTTGCCTGCGGCGGCGGCTCTCGCCGGGCTTGCGGCGGCATCAGGATTGGCGGTGAAGGCGGCCATTGAAGACCAGCAGGAACAGGTCAAACTCGCGCAAGCGATTCAGCAGGTTACGGGCGCATCTGACGCGGCTGTGGCGGCGAACGAGGAATATCTCGCGAGCCTTCAGCGCACGACCATCTTCTCAGATAGTGAGATGCGGCCTGCGTTGGCTTCGCTCGTTCAGGCGACAGGTGACTTGGGTACTGCTCAAGAGACTTTGCGCCTCGCGATGGACATCAGTACGGCGACAGGTACGCCTCTCGTTGCGGTAACTGACGCGCTCGGCAAAGCCTTCAACGGCAATATGAAGGCTCTTCAATCGTTGTCTCCGACACTACGCGACAACATCAAAGAAGGGCAGAACCTTGAGCAGGTATTCAGCGAACTGAACAACACCTTCGGTGGCGCTACTGCGGCGGCGACGAACACGGCCGCAGGACAAATGACGCTCTTGCGTAATCAAATTGGTGAACTCGTTGAGAGTTTCGGTATGGCTTTGTTGCCTATCGTTCAGAGCATTACCCCGTTGTTCGCATCTCTTGCGAACTTCGCGGAAGAGAACCGTACCGCGTTCCTCGTGATGGCTGGCGCTGTCGCCGCGTTGTCAGCGGCAATCCTTGTCGCGAATACTGTTATCAAGTTGAACGCGACTTATCAGGCGTTGATGAAGATTGAAACCGTCAAGAACAGCACCGCGCTACAAGGTGCGGCGGTAGCGGCGCGAGGTTTCGCTTCCGCGTTGGCTGGTATCGCGGTAGGTGAAATCGTTGTGACCGTGTTGAACAACATCACCGGGGCGGCGCGGAATCAGAAGAAAGCGTTTGAAGATACGGCTATCGCGGTGAATAACTACAAGCAAGGTTCGGGTTCCGCGACGGATGCGTGGCTTCAGTTCTCTGGCGCTGTAAAGAACGAGGTCGGCAGGATGCGTGGACCTCTTGAACAGTTCAAGGAAGCGGCAAGTTTCAAGCAGTTCGGTAAGGAGTTTGAGATTGGCGCTGGTGGCTTGTTCGGGAATCTGACGGCCGATATTGAAGATGTGGACAGAGTGTTCCAAGGATTCCTTGATACGAATGTTGAGACTGCGGCAGGCATCGTAGATGCGATGAAGGCGCAGTTGGCTCAGACTGACCCAAGCACTCGCGCGTACTCGGATTTGGCGGCGATGATTGCGCGCTATGAGGCGATGGTCATTCGTGCGCGAGCCGCGACTGCGGCGCAAACTGGTGCGTTGGCGGCACAGAATAGTCAGTTGGCGAATACGCGAACCCTGATTCAACTCGTGAATGAGGCGCAACTTCGTTCAACTCTTGGCGTCTATGACGATATGCGTATGCGTAACGCAAATCGTGAAACAATGACGAAGTTCAATGGCGCGGTATCGTCAGGCGCGAAAGAGGTCGTGACTGCTCAACAGAAGTTGAGTGCGTACACATCGGCCTTGCGCGGCAACTATGACGCTCAGCGTTCGCTCACTTCTGCCACGAACAGTCGTATCGCGGCTGAGGCCGCAGTCGGCAAGGCTGTGGACAACACACGCCGGGCGCAGGAATACTTCAATAAGGTTGTGAAGGGATTCCCGAAGGACAGTAAGGAAGCCATCGCCGCGACTCGTGATTATGCGAACGCGCAACGCAGATTGCGTGACGCGCAGATTAGTCAGCGTGATGCTGTTGATGAGGTGACTCAGGCTGAGAAGAAACTGCGTGACCTACGCGCAATCAAGGCCGACCCTGAGAGCGTGGCTGACGCTGAACGCGGATTGGAGAAGGCGAAGTATTCTGTTGAGGAAGCGAACTTCTCAGTCATTGACGCGGAGAAAGCGCTCGCCGAACTGCGTCTGAATCCTGAGGCTTCACCGATTGAGATTCGCCGGGCTGAGATTCGCTTGGCTGAAGCGAAACTCGGTGTGACCGAAGCCGTGAACGCGGTCAAGGATGCGGAAGCGGCACTCGCGCGAGAAATCAATCGTAAAGCAACTGCTGAAGAAATCGCTGAGGCTGAAAAAGATGTTATGCGCGCGAAAATGGAAGTTCTTGATGCGACGGAACAAGTCAAAGATGCGACGATTGAAGAGGCCGCCGCTCAAGCGTTTATGAATCAGGTGTTGAATGGTGCGACCGAAGGAACGGATGCTTATCGTGACGCTCTCACGGCACTCAATGAGGCGAAGGATGATGAGGCTGAGGCTCGCCTGCGTGTCGCTGACGCAATCTTGAAAGAGGCCGAAGCGCAAATCGCGTTGCGTGAAGCCACCGAGAAACTCAATGAAGTCAGAGCACAAACCCCGGCCAACATCGCTAATCGCGCGAGCGCCGCATTGGCAGGTATCTCAACAGATAACCCGGCGCTCGGCGCGTTGAATGCCATCAACGGCGGAACAGCGCCCACTACGGTCATTAACAACAACATCAACGCAGGAATGGGAACGGATGGCGCTACCGTCGCACGCGAAATCATTGATGTCTTGAAGTCCTATGAACGCGCGAACGGCTATGTGCCAATCGTTACCGAGTATCAAGTAGCGGTCTGATGGCGACAGTCCTGCCTTGGGGCGAGACGGTCACCGTCTTGATGGAACTCGGATTCCCTGTCAATGTGTTCACGCTGGACAGCGCCGCTGACGGTGTTCTTGATGACGACTGCCTAGATGGAACCCTGCTTGGTGACGATGTCTCCGCCTACGCGAAGCAGATATCCATCAACCGAGGCCGCCAAGACCAACTCGCCAACTTCTCGGCAGGTAGTTGCTCTATCACGCTGTTGAATAACGACCGTCGCTTTGACCCGACGAATGAAGATTCACCGTATTGGGATGTTCTGACCGGGCGTAGCGGTGTGACTCCGCGCCGCAAGGTGACCGTGAAACTCGGCGCTGAAACTCTGTTCGTAGGCCGAATCACCGATATTGACCTCTCCTACGCGACAGGTAAATCAACGGATATCTCGGATGTGGTAATCGGTGCGGCTGATGACTTCGTGCTGTTGGCGAACACATTCACTCAGCAAGACCGTATTCCCACGCAAGAACTATCAGGTGCGAGGTTGAACTACCTATTGAGTCTGCCTGAAATCGCCTACGCCGGGGCAACTGACATTGATACGGGAACCGCAACCCTCGGCAACTATGAACTCGCAACGAACACGAACGCGCTTACTTACGCGCAAGCCATCGCGACCGCCGAACAAGGGTTCTTCTTCGTGGCGCGTGACGGAACCCTCACCTTCACCGACCGTACCTCGGCCGCGTTCGCGACATCCGCAGGCACATTCACCGACAATGACGGAACAGGCATCAAGTATCAGAACTTGAGCATCCTCTACGGTCAAGAGTTCCTCTACAACAAGATTGTCGCAACTCGGCAGAACGGCACTAGCCAAATCGCTAACGATGCTGGTAGCCAGACGGAGTTCGGTATCAGCACCTTGAGCCTCGGTGACCTGCTGTTGGCGGATGATACGGCCGCGCAAACCCTCGCAAACGACCTACTTGACCTCTACGCGGAACCGGGTTACCGCTTTGACAATATGACCTTCCTCGTTTCAAGCCTCACTTCAGGCAACCGAACCGTAGTCAATCAATTAGAACTCGGTGACACGGTCACGGTTGAACGCAACTACCAGACAGGAACCCCGGCCACAGTCACGAAGTATCAGACCGTTGAACGCTTGACGCACCTCATCACGCCGAGTTTTCACAGGCTGGAAGTCGCGATGTCCGATGCCTATGTCCTGTTCCCATTCATCTTGAATGACCCGGTCTACGGCATTATGGATGCGGATAACGCACTCACCTAGTTGCTAGGATACGGATAACTATGGCTGGCGCTGGCGCGAAACTCTTCGTATCAGGTGATGTGCTGACTGCGGCACAGGTGAACACCTATCTGATGGACCAAGCCGTGATGCGGTTCGCTGATGAGGCCGCACGAACAGCCGCGTTCGGTGGAACCGGGGAGCCGACGCTCGCTGAAGGGATGATGTCGTACCTGATGGATACGAACTCAGTTCAGGTCTACAACGGCTCGGCGTGGGTCGCTATCGGTGGCGGCGCAGACATCCTTCAAGTTCAAGTATTCAGTTAGGAGACAATAGTGGCAACCTATTCAAAGATTGTTCTTTCGGGTTCAACCGATGGGCAAGGCATCCTCGTAGCGGCTACAGCGTCAAGCGGCACGACCGTTCACACCGCGTCAGCGACCGCAACAACTTACGACGAAATCTGGCTCTACGCGGTGAACACTTCGGCTTCCAATGTGAAACTGACGATTGAGTGGGGTACGACTACCGCACCGAACGGCAACATTGAACTCACAGTCCTGCCTGAGGCTGGCCTCGTGACGATTATCCCCGGCCTCGTCTTGAAAGGTAACGCGACACCTCTCGTCGTTCGCGCGTTCGCGGCTACCACGAATGTCGTCGTCGTTCACGGATTCGTAAATCGTATTGAGGCGTAACTGATGGCTACGGCTCGTCGGCAACTCGGATACGTCTCGTCGCAATCGGCGCAGTCTGTTCCGACAACTGCGACGCTGAGCGTCGATTATCTGCTCGTCGGCGGTGGCGGCGGTGGCGGCTTTGGTTCGGGTACGCAAGGTGGCGGTGGCGGTGCTGGTGGATTCCGTGCTATCACAGGTGACCTCATCGGCAGGGGCAACACCTACACGGTGACTGTTGGTGCGGCTGGTTCTGGCGGTGTCACAGGTTCGCGTGTTGGCAAGAACGGCACAGCATCATCTTTCATTCGTTCCGCCAATGGCGGCGGTGGCGGTGGTGGTGCTGGTAGCGCAGGTCAAGTTGGCGGTAGCGGCGGCGGTTCTTCTGGCTCGGGTGGCACGGGTTCTGGCGTTAGCGGTGAAGGAAACAACGGTGGTGGCACGACAGTTTCGGGTGGCGGCGGCGGCGCAGGCGGCGCAGGCGGCAATGGTGCTGGTGTGAACGGTGGTGCTGGCGGTGCGGCATCAACGAATGACTACACAGGTTCAACAATTTCGTACTCTGGTGGCGGCGGCGGCGGTGCGGCATCAGGTGGCACGGGTGGCACGGGTGGCACGAACGCTGGCAATGGTGGTTCTTGGGGTGGCGGTGGCGGTTTCAACGCAACAGCCAATCGTGGCGGCGGTGGCGGCGGCGGTGAAGGTAACGACACCGTTGGCGGCTCTGGCGGCTCTGGTCGTGTCGTTATTCGTGCGCTCACCACTTCGCTTGCGAACTTCACGGTGACCACGACAGGTTCACCAACGACAGGCACTAGCGGTTCCTACACCTTCTATGCGTACGATGCCACAGGCTCGTTCAGGATTGACTGATTATGCGTTCTTATCTTGGCTATGTCTCATCGCAGACAACAGACACTTTGCCTTTGATGACTTATGGTGTGGCAACAGGCGGAAGTTCATCAAGTGTGACTGTTGATGGCGTGAACTACACGCTGCTGACCTTTACATCATCATCAACACTTACTGTCTCTAAGGCTGGTTTGTTCGATGTCTGGCTGATGGGCGGCGGCGGCGGTGGCGGCACTTCATCTAACGGTCGTGGTGGCGGCGGTGGCGGCGGCGGCGGTAGAACTCAAATGACGGTCTATCTAGATGCCAATGCGACCGTGACTGTCGGTGCTGGTGGTGCGGCGCAGACGGTTGGTGGCGCAAGTTCTGTTGGTCGTTTTATCCTTGTCGGTGGCGGCTCAGGCGTGAACTGCGAAAGCGGCAGATTCCAAAGAGGCTCAACAGGTGGCGGTGGCGCAGGCAACTCACCAACTACGGCGGCGACTTCGGCTCTTGGAGACACTTACTACGGCTATGACGGTGGCAACGGCGCAGGCGGTGAAGGCGGCGGCGGCGGTGGCGGCGGTGCTGGGGGTGCTGGTAGCGCAGCAACAAATCAAAACGGTGCTAATGGCGGCGCAGGAATTCAAACAAACGAT